CACGGACTCTTCCCTTGGTCAAGGTCAACAATCGCAAGCACCTTAAGAAGCTGACCAAAGAGCAGATGCCTGAAGTGTACGCTGCTATCAACACATTGCAAAAGGTATCATGGGAAGTTAACACTGATATCCTTGACGTGGCACAGCAGGTACAAGAGCAGGATCTAGCTATTGGTATCCCTCAAGCCGAGCCGTTCCGTCCTCCTGAAGCACCAGTAAGAGAAGAGCTGGAAGGGTTACGAGGTGACGACCTGAAAAATGCAATGACTCCTGATGAATTCCAAGAGTTCAAAGATTGGAAGGGTGAAGCACGTAAGGTTTACGAGGCAGAGAATACACGGGCAAGCAGGTACATAGATGCAAGCCGAGCGTTAGGTGTAGCTCGTACCTTCAGTCGTTACCCTGCCTTGTACTTTGTGTATACACTGGACAGCCGTAGCCGTGTGTACTGCCGCAGCTCACAGTTCGGGCCTCAAGGGGGTGACCTACAGAAAGCATTGGTTAGATTCCATAATGCTGAAGCACTAGGTACTGATGGCCGTTACTGGCTGGCCGTTCAAGGTGCTGGCACATGGGGTGAAGACAAGATTTCTTTTGATGACCGTGTTGCATTCATCGAGGGTATGGAAGAATCAATCCGGGATATTGCTGCTGATCCCTTGACCTTTCGTGAATGGGCAAACGCAGACAAACCTTGGCAGTTCCTAGCATGGGCCTTGGAGTGGGCTGAGCTGCTGGAATGGGAAGACTCAGGGCGTAAGGCTTCAGACTTCTTAAGCCGTACACCAGTAGCACAGGATGGCTCGTGCTCAGGCATCCAGCACTACAGTGCTATGCTACGTGATGCAAGAGGTGGCGCTGCTGTTAACCTGACACCTAACGATAAGCCGCAAGATATCTATAAGGATGTTGCTGATGTAGTCATTACAAAAATGCAAGATATTATCGCTGGCAAGATAGAGGTACAGATCAATAGCCTAGGCGTAGCACTAGACAACGATCTTGTCAAGAAGTATTGCGAAGAATGGTTGTCTACAGGTGTAGACAGATCATTGTGCAAGACACCAGTGATGACCTTGCCTTATGGCAGTACGATGTTGACCTGTCGTTCAAGTATCTTTGATCACTTGTCTGATCTGGAAGCTGATGAAGCAGCCAAGGCCAAGGCAGCGGGACGCTCAGCTAACCCGGTTCATCCTTTTGGTGACAGCAGCTCAGCTCTACCTATTGGTGATGCCGTTGCAGTGTGTACTCGCTTGCTTTGGGATGCCATTGGTGACGTAGTAGTAGCAGCACGGCAGGGTATGAGCTTCATCCAGAGACTAGCAACCAAGGTAGGCAAGCAGAATAAGATCCTTCATTGGACTACGCCAACAGGATTCCTAGTTGAGCAAGCAATTTACAAGATGGAAAGCAAGATAGTATACACTCAACTGCTAGGTAAGACCGAGTTCACGGTGCTACAAGAGACAGATGAGATTGATATTAACAAGATGAAGTCAAGTTCCGCACCTAACTACGTGCATAGCATGGACGCTAGTCACTTGATCAAGTCTGTAAATGCATTCAAGCGGGCAGGTTTAGGTAGCATTGCAGTAATCCATGACTCGTTTGGTACTCATGCTGGTAAGACACAAGCATTACGTGACTGTCTAACCAAGGAATTCGTTAAGATTTACCGTTCGGATTGGTTGACTACCTTCAAGGAGGAGGTGGAGGAGATACTGAAAGAGGAAGTCGAGGAAGAGGTGCCGATGATTGGTACGTTAGACCTTGATCTAATCCACAAGGCTCACTATACATTTGCTTAAGATGTGTAGGTAAAGAGAAAGTCAAGGCCCTGTCCATGTAAAAGTGGATGGGGTTTTCTTTTATCTACACTATTCCCTTAGCTCTGCTAAGCAGAAGTACCTATAAGATGAGATCTATTCTCAACAACCATCTTGTCTACAGTTGTAGACATCCAAGTATTCGTAACCCGGACTATAGAAGAACACGTAAATCCTAGGAGATGCGGAGCATGTGATAAGGGAAAGGGGAAAAGAAAAGTAAGGACTAGGTTACCTGCGAAGCAGTATACAGAGGGACAAGGGAGCCGGGGAGCCTAGCATATTCAAATGTCTACAACTGTAGACATAAACCGGACTATAGAATCAACGCATCCCATAGGAGATTATGATGCAGGACAATATGCAATTCGAGAAGATCGTAAACAAGCGCAAGACCCAAGGCTATGATGCTGCCAAGCTACAAGAAAAGAAAGAGAAGAAGGCACAGCGGCAGCGGCGGCAGCGGAGAGAAGAGAAGAGGGAGATTATTTAATGGCTATAGTAGGTAACACTCAATGTCCAGAGTGTGCGAAGAATGGCCACGATAAATCTGCCAACCACCTTATGCAATTTGATGATGGCGGGATGTATTGCAATCGGGCTAGCTTCCATACCAGCGGCGAGCCTTACTACGTTGCACCCGATGGCACTAACCCTATCATCGAAGGCGAGATCAACGGTAAGATTAAGTACAGCATCGAGCAATTCGAGGAGCTTGAGCGAGAGGGTAAGATAAGAGATGAGTTCACCAGACAGCTTGCCCTTGGGGGGATGCGAGAACGTGATCGTTATCAGGTGATGAGTGAAGAAGAGAAGGCCAGCCTTGATGCAGAGTGGGCATTAGATGTCAAGCACTTTGATAGCCTTAAGGTCAAGCACCTCATCGACCGACAGATACACGGCAAGTACGCAAAGATGTACAACATCCGTGTAGGCCATGATGCACAGGGTAAGGTAGCTCGTCACTACTACCCTAAGTACGAGGCAGGTGAGATAGTAGGTGCCAAGTGTCGTAACCTACCTAAGGATTTTAAGTTCGGACACCTTGGTAAACAGTGGGGTGACTTTGAATTGTTCGGTGAGCATACACTACCAGAGGTGCTAGCTTCAGGCCGAAGGATGGATACGCTGGTGATAACGGGCGGCGAGTGCGATGCTGCTGCTGCACAAGAGATGCTATGCGAGAGCCAGAAGGGAACCAAGTACGAGGGTACACTCTTCCACGTATGGGCACCCACGGATGGAGAGAATGCAGTCGAGCAGATCAGACGAAGGAAGTCTGCTATCAATGCGTTCAAGAAAATCATCGTTGCCTTTGATGACGACGACACAGGGCAGAAGATGTGCCGGGAGGTAGCCCATATCTTCCCTACTAAGACAGTCAAGCTGGTCTTTCCCTCGGGAACCAAAGACCCTAACGATTGCCTTAAGCGTGGCCTTGAGCAGGCGTTCGTTGATGCATGGTGGAATCCTAAGGAAGTCTTTGAAGGTGTGAATGTTAAGAGCGTTCATAGTATCAAGGATGAGCTGAAGGCTGGGCAACCAAAGCCCGGACTCGGATGGCCTTGGCCTAGCATGGATCACCTTACCCTAGGTATCCGACCGCACCAGCTCATCTTGTACGGAGCAGGCTCAGGTGTAGGTAAGACCGAGGTGCTACGCCACATAGTAAAGCATCTTGTTGAAGAGCACGGTGAGTCTGTTGGTGTGATCAGCACGGAAGATCCTTATGTCAAGGTGGCCCGTTCCTTTATTGGTAAGTGGATCAACAAGCGTATTGAACTACCACCTAACAACGATCCATCTAGCCGAGGGTACAGGCTGGCGTTCAACTATACTAAGGAAGAGGTTGAAGATGTCATTGACTACATAGCAGGGCTTAACAAACTATTCTTTGCTGACCTGTCAGACAGCCGTAGTATTGATGCAGTCATGGAGCAGGTTGAAGAGTTCTATACGATGGGTGTTAAGCACATCATCATCGACAACTTGGTAGGCATTGAGGTTAAGCAGGATGGCAATGGTAACGAGCGAGAGGGTATTGATGAGGCACTGAAAACCTTTGGTCTTTATAAGGACAACAAAGAGGTTACCATTCACCTTATCTCTCACCTTAAGACTGTTGGCCTAGGCCGTACACCTCACGAGGAAGGTGGCGAAGTACAGCTATCAGACTTCCGTGGTTCCAGAGCCATAGGCTTTTGGGCAAGCTATGCTATTGCAGTACAGCGTAACACTCAAGCAGATACTATAGAGGAGAAGACCACAACCTATATCAAGATCGTTAAGGACAGGGATCAAGGCTTGTACACTGGCGAGAAGGTTATACTCCTAGGACAGGAGAGCACGGGTAACCTACTTGAACCAAGCCAACGTAGGGTGTCTACAACTGTAGACAAAACCCGGACTACAGAAGAAACAAACACAGACGCCTTTGGATAGGAGAATAATATGATAGGTTCAACTGCAAACCGCGCCGGTCAGGAATCTGAGCCGTTTGCGTTCTGTTTTACAGATGTGAACGGTAAGCCCATCGAGTTTTGCGACCACCCTAAGCACACGGCAGAAGGCGATGCCCTAATCAGGACGCCCCTCTACACCCACCCTGCCAGCGCACAGGCTCCAGAGGAAATCGAAAGAGATGGCATCAATAGCACTGAAAACCTCGCATACATAGACGGCTATAATGACTGCGCTAAAGAGGTAAGAGAAAATGCCAGATCCAACAAACAGGCTGCGAGTGTGCCGAAGCATTGGAGAGAGACCATGAGTGACTTTCAGCGCGAAGAAAGGTACGTCGTATTTAAGTTGCGTGATCTTGTAGAAACTGAAAAAGACGCTGTATTAAGGCTGGCGAATAGCATTAACGCGCAAGAGATTGAGTGTGTAATTGTTGAGAGTGACTGGCCGAACTATGAGCATACGTGGCAAACGATAGAGCGTGTATCCGATGGTAGCTACTCGGACCCATACGCTGAAATAGAGAGACTTCAGTCGAGAGTGGCAGAGCTTGAGATCACCCACGATGGCCAGGCTGCGAGTATGCCGGAGGCAAACAAGGCATGGGCATCGTCTGACCCGTCATGGGTTCTTGCGCACTTGAAAGAAGAGACACTATTCGACACCGAGTCTATCGGGGAGATGCTGGCCTTTGCCAAAGCCGCTGCAACCTCAATCCCCGCCAAGGCTGCGAGTGTGCCGGAGTGGATTAAGTGTAGTGATAAGATGCCAAAAATAAATTCTCCGGTTGTCGTGGCACGCATTTCTGACAACGATGGAAAGCCTTGCTTAGACAGCGGTGTGGCAGCTCTACAGCCCAATAATGGCTGGGTTGGATTGGGTGTCTTTTATAGACCAAAAATAGATGCGGGAACCATTTACCAAAATGATTTGAGCGTGATGGATGTTACCCACTGGATGCCGCTACCAGATCCACCCAAGCAGGAGCAAAGCCATGAGTGATAACGGCAAGTCTTATGCCTCATATAAGGCATTACAAGAAAACGACCAACTGCGGGCGAGAGTGGCGGAGCAGCAAGCAGCCCTTGAATCCATATGCACTTTCTCGTGGGGCGCTGGAGAGCCCTTTGATGCTGGTCGTGCCGCTTCGCGGATGCAGGAGGTCGCCGAACTAGCCATAGATGATGTACCAAGAACTCAGGCCTTCATCCTTCGCAAGCAGGCAGAGGCGGTTCAAGCCAGCCGCGAGGCGCTTGAGGGTGAGCCTGTGGCGGTAGTTGATCGAGTCGGAATCATGCAGCGGCTTTCCCCATACACCAATCTGCCAGAAGGCACAAAGCTCTACACCCACCCTGCAAGCGCCGCGACC